GATACTAATACTCCGTATATTGATATCGTTGAAAGAGTCGGATCTAGCATCGGAACAGAACAACATACTGGAGACGATGCTAATTCGGTATTTGGTACTGTTAACACTGTTGTTAGATTGGGCGATTTGTCAGGGATAACTGATAATAACTTTAGTGATGGCGTCAATGGGTACGGAATATATACTACGAATGGATACTTTAAAGGTAAAATTGAAGTAGCATCGCTTCCGGAAGCGCCGTCGAGTCAAAACTTGATAGCACATTATCCGTTGGATTCATATCAAATTAACGATACGGGCGATTATTACTTTCCAGATATTTCCGGCAATCATCGTGACAGTAATACATATGCCACGGAACCGGACTTTGTTGTATCCGGAAGTACAGCTGGCCCTAGCGGGTTTGCTATCGATGTTAACAATACCGCCGCTAATAGGGTCCAAATACCTAATTTAACCGAAAATTTCGCCGCCGGCGATGATTTATCAATATCGTTTTGGATGCGGCAAGTTCCGTACGGAGGCGTTGTTAGCACTAATTATATGTTTTGGATTTCTTGGGCATCTGATAATTCACTTGCTTACGCTATGAATAAAAACTCCAATGGGTATTATTCTGTATACGCGCCTGACGGCACTGATACAGACGGCGAAGGGCTACACAATTCGCGATTCGCAACGAGCTCTTTCGACGATACCGAATGGAATCATTATACAGTAGTACTCGAAAATGGATCTAATCCTAAATTATATGTCAATGGCATATCAATTCCGTCGTATTATACGAATGGTGATCCAATCGATACGACAAACGCGTACGCAGCTAGCCTTCAAAACGCTGCGCTCGCCGCGACCACTAGTGGCGGACTTCCTTTAGAAGGTTTATTAGCCGACGTAAGATTTTATAATGTTGCATTAACAGAAAAGAATATAGAGTCGTTGTATCTAGGTCCGAACGCTGCGATTGGCCGTACTACAATTGAAGGCGATAGAATAACTACCGGAAAGATACGTTCGAATAACTGGGGCACAGCCCTAGGATCTAGATTTAATTTGAATGACGGAGTTTTGCAAATTGGCGGCGCTAATGCATATACTGGCCAAAACGGAATAGTAATGGAAGGTTCGACAGCAAAATTTGCTGTCGGAAATGCTGCTGGAAACTATATAAGATTTAACCATACGGCTGGCGCGATAGAAATTAATACAGATAACTTTACAGTCGACTCGGCCGGCGACGTAACAATGACTGGAGAGATTAATGCGGCCGGCGGAACTATCGGTGGGTGGGTGATTACCGATAGTTTTCTGAAGTCATCAGCAAATAACGCCCAGGGCTATACAAATGTATTTTTACGTCCGGAAGCCGCTGGACCGTCTCCAAATGAGCGTCATATAATAGGTGTAGGTAATAATAATCCGTTTATGAGCAACGGCCGTGTATTCAATGTAAAAGATACCGGAGAAGTAACAGCTAGTGCATTGTTAGTGCAAGATATCAACGGTAAAAAAATGATAGATACGACAGATCTATCGATGGACTCGGCAAATAATTTCCGCGGTAGTACTATCGACAAAAATCTATATAACGGCAATAACTTTGGTACGACTAATGCACTTATAACTCCGAATCCGTATGATAGTGCCTACTATGGCTCAAACTTCTATGCATTATTCTCGCAACAAAAAGGCGTTTGGGATTTGCCGGCCGGCTCAACAACTGTGTTACTTAACATATTTGCTCCAGAAGCTGATGATTTTATAGTAATTATGTATACGGCAGCCTTTCCGTATGGAATCAATGGCACGAAGATGCCGGTAACCTTAAGATGGATTTTGCAGGGACTAGATCCAAGCGATTTATCCACCACCAGCCAGTACGGTGTAGGCTTTTTGAATGCCGGCCAATACGTCAGTGATGTCACCGGAATATATTATCCAAGATTATCAGTAGGATATACAAACAGTGATGCAGCTAACTTTAACAATGACGATTTTCCTGCACATGTTAATGCTATAATGGTAATTCAAATAAAAGATGGATTAGAATATCGAGATGCAACACCGGTTAATTATGCTAATATGATTGTACAAATAAAATGCAGCGCTGCCCCAGATTTGGGACATAATAGCGGAACGTACAGCTACCCGGGCGGTGGAGGCGGCACATTTTTAACAAATTTAAATGCATTGACATGTAAACAGACGCAGCTAGACAAAATCGTAGCATCGTATGATAAAAGTATAGTTACATATTACACCGGAAGCACTCTTCCACGTGTTAGAAATGCTAATGGATTATCGGGTTACGGCTCCGGAGAAACAGGAATTCCATAATTATGGCAAATCAATTATATCAAAATAAAACTATAATCAGAGATGGGACGATCTTTTTTCTTCCATCTGGAAGTCTTGTACAAGACTATTTACCCGTAGTACCGTTTACTAGCGCATCGTATGAAATTACATGTTCGGCCAATACTAATGGTAACTTAGCGCCCGTAGATCAGACAGGTAGTTTTTTCTCATTTTCTAGTTATATCGGCCGTCGTGTAGTATTATTATATACAACTGCATCGAACTCTACAATATCGGCTAGTAAGTATATTCCGAAGTCTATTAATAAACCATATCTTAAGATTATAACAGCTAGTATTAATCATGGCGATAATGCGACTGCAGTAGCTACAGCTACCTTTACTGCTATATCAAAGAGTATATCTGCAGATTACACGGCTAAATTACAAATTACGCCGGAGGCTAGTCATAGTCAAGTAATACCGTCATATGATATCACTCAGAATAACGAAAAACTACTAATTACGACTAGGCGACCCGGCGAGTCTCAAAATATTATATTTAATAGCGAATTGACGTCATCTTACGGATTTGTACTTAAAAATAGATCGACGGGGTCTGGAACTAGTGAAAGAGGGCTACCTGGGACCGGGACACCTGATATAGGCCAATCATCGATACAATTAGGATTGACGGGTATTAGAAGTCGTGATTTCATTGTTTCTAGTAGTAACGGAAATATACTATTTGTTTCCGAATCCGGTAAAATAGGAGTAGGCACGACGGATCCGAAAACACAGTTTGATTTACGATCGACATCTGACAGCCCAGATGGCACAAAATTAATTTTAAGATCTGCACGTACTAGTACGCCATTAGAAGAAGGCGACGTCGCCGGCGAAATCAATTTTATTATCGAGTCTGGTAGTTTTGGAGAGTTGCAAGATTCGGGGTCTATAGCAAAGTTTAAGGGCGAAGTTGTAGCTGTTAATAAATCGGGCGCCCGCGGGAAATTAGTTCTGTCTATAGCCAAAGACCCGGGCACTGGGCCATTAGATGTAATTGAATGGCAATACGCAAAAGACGGAACAGCTGGATTTGCGCAGGCTATGAGTGCGTCTTTGTTTATAAAAGACTTTAATGCTGGCATTCCGAGTTATATTAGAATGACTAAAAATCCGGGAGGCGCATTATATATGCAAGCCACAACTGGAAGTTTATATTTGTCAAAAAATATGGATGTAAGTGGCACTGGGTCGTTTGGATTGATAGAAGGTGGTACGTTCTAATATTTATAACAAAGGTATCGTATGTTAGGTGATTGGTTAGCAGAACAGATATTATCAGAAAGTAATATTAAAAATGTTATTGTAATTTATCCAGGCAGATTTCAGCCAATGGGTCAACACCATGCAGAAGTTTACAAAAAACTTGCAAGTAAATTTGGAAAGTCGAACACATACATTGCAACATCTGATAAAGTTAGTTTACCTAAATCGCCATTAAGCTTTAAAGAAAAGCAAATGGTAATGAGACAACATGGAATTACTAACGTAGTTCAAGTTAAGAATCCATACCAATCCGTTGAAATAACTAGCAAGTACGATCCAGAAACAACCGCAGTATTATTCGCCGTAGGTAAAAAAGATATGATGGAAGATCCTAGATTTCGTGTAGGATTAAAGAAAAACGGCGAACCGGGATATTTTCAATATTATGATAAAAACAAAAACAATTTACAGCCGTATACAAAACATGGGTACTTATATGTGGCACCTCATGTATCTTTGGATGTTCCCGGATTTGGGGAGATGTCCGGAACGGTTTTACGTCAAGCACTTGCGGCAGCAACTCCGGACGATTTCCGTAGTATCATGGGATTCTTTGACCCGAAGGTGTACAACCTTTTACGTAAAAAATTTTCGCAAGTAGTCAATGAATCCATAGAACGATTTTTAGTCGAAGCTAGTAGTAATTTACCGTTAGGTAAGTCTGTGGTAGATGATGGCCCTAGATATTTTTACGGCAACCAAGCTACATACAGAGCTAAAAATAACGCCATGGCGCAGAGGTTAGGATTTACAGTACTCAATTACATTATAAAAGACAATCCTATAGAAGTTCACGATACAGAATTTCCGGACGGTCCGCCTATGTCAGTGTCATATTTTCCCGTAGGCGACGCCGGCGCAAAAAATGCCGGTACAAACTATACTAATGCATTACGAGGTAAGCCTGGCTATCGAGAATGGGCAAAATATATCGAGCGAGTTGCACAACAGGTAGGATATAAATTTTTAAATTTCCTGGGCGCGGAAGATGCTATCGATAGTAGTAAATCAGAACCAGGCAGTCCCGAACCGTTAGTTCAAGAGCAGATATTATCTACCGAATGGTGGTCATCTATTACAGAAGAAATCTTAGGCGAGGCAAAAGCCAATACTCACTTAACACATTTAGAAGAACTAGTTCTTACTCAGGGGGAGGAGGGATATAAACAAGCTAGATTCTTTTTACTAGAACTGCTTAAAAATCTCAAAGGCAATTCAAATGCTAAAGTAAATACTTCAGTTAAATGGGACGGCGCGCCTGCAATATTTGCCGGCATCAATCCGGATAACGGTAAGTTCTTTGTAGGGACAAAGTCAATCTTTAATAAAGAACCTAAGATTAACTATACAAATGATGATATTGCTGCTAACCATGGACATGCTCCCGGATTGGCTGATAAACTAACAATAGCATTAAAGTATCTGCCGGCATTAGGTATTAAGAATATTTTGCAAGGTGACTTTATGTTTGACGATTCAATGAAAAGAACACGTCAAATTGACGGAGTTCAGCACATAGCATTTCGTCCAAATACAATTACATATGCCGCGGAAGTAGATTCGGATTTAGGTAAAGATATAAGCAGAGCTAAAATGGGCATTGTTTTTCATACTACATATGAGTCATTGACTTCCGGAGCATCTTTCGGCGCCGATGTTAGTAAACTAAAGCGTACTCCTAATGTTTGGTTTGATGATGCGTTTTTTGATGACAATACTGGCTATGTTACTTTGACAGCTGCAGAAGGTAAAGAAGTTGCTTCACTAATTAAACGAGCAGATGCGCTTAAAATTAATTATCAAGATCTTCCAAGTGCAGAATTAAACATATACCTTAACTCAGAAATAAAAACCGGAGAGTTTGTTAAAAATCCGGCTTTATCGTTCAATAAGTTTCAAGCTTGGATGCAAGCACGTATTGACAAAAGAATAGAGGGATTGAAATCTCTTAAAGGTAAAGAACGTGCTAAGCAGGAAGGCGAAGCTAAAATGCAAATGATAATGTCACGCCGGGCTGATATTGTTAATCTATTTACTCTATCTAGATTAATATCAGACGCAAAACTAATTTTTGTCAAAAAATACAATAACGCAGTATACAACACAAAGCACTTTATAGATGACGGGTCTGGTGGTTTGCGCGCTACTGCGCCAGAAGGGTACGTTGCCGTAGATCATATCGGCTCCGGCGTTAAATTTGTCGATCGTATAGAATTTAGTAGGGCAAACTTTAGCCTTGACAAAACACAGAAGTTTACCTGACCCAATACATATTTATTAAAAAAGGCATAACATGAAAAACGATACATTACGCAAAGCCATACGTTTAGAAATTAAGCGTGCGTTGAACGAAGCTCCTGCAGGATCTTTTTTAGGTCAAGTTGGAAGCAGAGTGCGCAGTTCATTCGGCGGCCGCGGCCGGCAGTTAGATAGAATTTTAAGTGCAATTGATACGAATAAATTAGCTAGACTTCCTAAAACGCTCAAAATTGATATGTTAGTAGCATTGTTGCAACAAATTGGTATTGATTCATATGATTTTAATGTTATTAAGCAGCGTGTACAACGTTCATTGAGCGGCATCGAGAAGGCACCGGTTGAAGGTATTAGAGAAGAAGATGAAGGTGAATTGTCTGGCGCATTAGCAGGAAAGGCTGAAAAGTTAGCTAATACGCAAGCATTCGTCAATCTTAAAAAAGCATTAGAGTCTCAACCAGCTGCAAAGCAGCACGAGTTTGTTATGAATTTTTTGAAAGGTCTGCCTTTAGATGATACAGCAAAGCGTAAGCTTCGTATGACAATAAAAGAATTATAACGTATGGGTAATAAGTTACAAAATGTCAAAGCCGTACGCGAAATGCTGTCCGGCACTCATAAAACACAGACTAGAAAGACATTTGGTTATTCTGATGCAAAAAGTGTTGCTAAGAAAAATCAGCGACATGAAGTCGGCGATTCATGGGAAGAAACTTCGCCTGGCGGCACTGTATATGTAGTAACACAGCACGACGGATTTCGTAGTCGCAAGCCTAAAAATAGCGTTATGGATTCGATTAAAGACGCATTGCGAGTCCCGGACAAATGTCCAGAATGTAACTCGGAAATGCGCAATGAAGAGCGAGCGTTAAATTTTAAGTTTTGGTTTAGACGTAAAAAATGCTTCGGGTGTGTTTTAAAAGAAGAAACTGCGATCCGAAACCAAGGACCGGATGCATGGCGCGAATATGAAAATCGTATTATGTCTGAAAATGCGGAAGGCTGGTTTAAAGATGCTGATAAAGAAGTAGAAATATTAAAACATCAACTTACGGAAACATATTGGCAGAATGCCGATGGCGAGTTTGGCGAAATGGATATAACTGCGTATACTAAAAAAATAGAAGAAGATTATGAAAAGCTTAAAGCAGATATCCGCAGAAAGTTTCAATAATTTTGAAATACGCATTTTATTTGGTATATTATAAGTTATAATGCCGCAAAAAAATTTAAAACAAATAATAGGAGAAGAGTACAAAAAATGTGCTCAGGACCCGGTACATTTTATGCGTAAGTATTGTGTTATCCAACACCCTACTAAAGGTAAGATGTATTTTAATTTGTATCCGTTTCAAGCAGAGACATTAACTACATTACAGCATAACCGATACAATGTAATACTTAAATCTAGACAGTTAGGTATATCGACTCTATCTGCCGGATTTGTATTATGGAATATGTTGTTCAAATCAGATTACAACGTTCTTGTAATTGCAACAACACAAGAAGTAGCAAAAAACCTTGTTACTAAAATTCGTGTAATGCACGAAAATTTGCCTAGTTGGCTTAAAGGTAAAACACTAGAAGATAATAAACTTAGTCTTAGATTTAAGAACGGGTCGCAGGTAAAAGCTGTTTCGAGTGCTGGTACTGCCGGCCGTTCTGAAGCATTGTCATTACTTGTTATTGATGAGGCTGCGTTTATTAAGAATATTGATGAGATTTGGGCATCGGCCCAACAAACATTAGCAACTGGCGGAGGCTGTGTAGCACTTTCTACTCCTAACGGTACTGGTAACTGGTTTCATAAAACATGGGTCGATGCAGAAGCTGGCGTAGGATTTACTCCTACAATACTACACTGGACCGTCCATCCCGAACGTAATCAAACGTGGCGAGAACAGCAGACAGAACTGTTAGGCGAAAAACATGCTGCGCAAGAATGTGATTGTGACTTTATCACCTCCGGCCATACTGTAGTCGATGGTCCTATATTACAATGGTATGAACAGACCTATGTAAAGGATCCAATTGAGAAACGCGGCTTTGATGCAAATTATTGGATATGGGAGTATCCGGATTATACAAAAGATTATGTAGTAGTTGCTGACGTTGCTCGAGGCGATGGAGCAGACTATTCTGCATTTCATGTAATTGAAGTAGAGAACATGACCCAAGTTGCAGAATATAAAGGAAAGATAGGTACTACGGAATACGGTAATATGCTAGTATCAGTTGCAACGGAATGGAACAAGGCATTGCTAGTAATTGAAAATGCAAACATCGGGTGGGCAGCTATACAAGTAGCAATTGACCGCGGCTACGAAAACTTGTACTACTCGTACAAGCAAGATGCGTATGTAGATGAACATATACATTTATCTAAAGGCTATGACCTAAAAAGTAAAGCACAGCAAGTACCCGGATTTTCGACTACATCAAAAACTAGACCATTGGTCATTTCTAAATTAGAGACATACTTTAGAGAAAAGTCGCCGGTAGTACATAGTAAACGACTTATTGATGAGTTATTTGTATTTATATGGAATGGCCAAAGAGCAGAAGCCCAGCATGGATACAATGACGACCTTGTAATGTCTTTTGGGATTGCATTATGGGTGCGTGATACAGCATTAAGATTGCGTCAACAAGGAATTGAACTTTCTAGAAAGTCATTGGGCTACTTTGGCAAGGTCGACCACGGCGTGTACACGAACACTAATCAGAATACATCATGGGATTGGAAAGCCGGTAAGGATGATGAAGGCTTAAAGTGGCTGCTCTGATATTTATAAAAAACGAGTCTTAACATGGCAGATACATCATTACGGGCTAGATTAGGTAGATTATTTTCTACTAACGTAGTAGTTCGTCGCATTTCAAAAAATCGCCTAAGAGCGATTGATACAAACAAAATGCAATCGTCAGGTGCAGTATCTAATAACAGATATGTAGATAGATTTTCCGGCATGCATAGAGGCATGGGCGGAACTGCTACATACAACCAAAACTATACGTTTTATACTTCTAAATTAGAACTATTTTCTGACTATGAGGCTATGGATATGGACCCGATCATTTCTTCAGCACTTGACATTTACGCAGATGAATCAACTGTAAAAGATAATGATGGGGATACGCTTACAATTACATCACCTAATGATGAAATTAGAAAAGTATTACGTAACTTGTTCTATGATATTCTTAATATAGACTATAATCTATGGCCATGGATTCGTAATGCATGTAAGTATGGCGATTTCTTTTTGCATTTAGATATTGAGGAGGAGATTGGCATTGTTAATGTAACACCTTTATCGGCATATGAAATCAGACGCGAAGAGGGATTCGATGAACAAAATCCGTATGCATATAAATTCTTTTTTGAAGGGTCAAATACTATGTACGGTTCTTCTAGAGGCGCCGGCCAGCAACAAGAATTTGAAAATTATGAAATAGCACACTTCCGTTTGTTATCCGATACTAACTTCCTTCCATACGGTAAGTCAATGATTGAGCCTGCTAGAAAAATATTTAAGCAATTATCACTAATGGAAGATGCAATGTTAATACATCGTATAATGCGTGCCCCGGAGCGTCGTATTTTTAAGATTGATGTAGGTAACATTCCTCCGGGCGAAGTTGATCAGCATATGCAGACTATCGTTAATAAAATGAAAAAGGTTCCATATGTAGATGAGAGGACGGGAGATTATAATCTTAAGTTCAATATGCAGAACATGATGGAAGATTATTATTTACCGGTACGCGGAGGAGAATCCGGAACGAGTATCGAATCACTTCCTGGTTTAGGCAATGACGGTCAGATCGAAGATATTGATTACTTGAGAAATAAAATGCATGCTGCATTAAGAATACCAAAGGCATTCTTAGGATATGATGAAGGAGTAGAAGGTAAGGCTACATTGGCAGCAGAGGATGTTAGATTTGCAAGAACAATTGAAAGAATCCAAAAGATATTCTGTTCTGAACTTACAAAGATTGCTATAGTACATTTATATTCGCAAGGCTTTCAAGATGAAGATCTTGTTAACTTTAAATTAGATCTTACAAATCCATCGTTAATTTACGAAAAGCAAAAAATTGAAACGTTAAACGAAAGAATAGGATTAGCAAATACACTTAAAGAATCATTGTTATTCTCAGAACGTTGGATCTATGAAAATGTATTTGGATTGAGCCAAGATGAATGGACTGCAGAACAAGAACAGGTTATTGAAGACTTGAAAGAAGCGTTTAGAAAGGAACAGATCAAATCGGAAGGTAATGATCCAAAGAAAACAAATATGAGTTTTGGAACGCCGCATGATATTGCATCGATGCACGTAGCAAACAAAGGAGGTTTGTTGCCAGGTCAGGAACAAGAACATGTCGCCGGCCCTGGAAGGCCTAAAGAGCCAGGCACATGGGGCACGCCTAATTCGCCTAACGGCAGAGATCCGCTAGCTATAAAGCAACTTAGCAAAACATTTGCTCAAGACTCATCGCCATTACAGCAACAATATAAAGGCGGGTCTCCATTGAGTATGGAAAATGTTAATACAAAAGCATTTATCCAATCACTAAAAACAAATGTTAAAACATCATCTATATTGCAAGAGACATTGAACAAAACCGAAGTTGATAAAGATTCCGGAACAATGTTGGATGAATCACAATTATTAGATGAATGATTTGGCAAACATCTCATATTTATAAAAAAGTATGTACTATAACAGGGCGATGAATTCATGAAACGAATCAAACATTCAAAAGTCAAAAATACTGGACTTATATTTGAACTTCTCGTCCGCCAAGTAGCTAGCGATACAATGCATAATAAAGATTCAAATGCATTAAAAATTATTCGCCGGCATTTCAAAAAGAGTTCACAATTAGTTAGCGAACTTAAATTATATCGTTCTTTACATGAAGAAAAATTTACTACTGAAAACAAGGCGGAGAAGTTTCTAGAAGCTGTTTTACGTACTCGCAGTACGCTTAACGAAACAGCGTTGAAAAGAGAAAAGTACAATTTAATAAAAGATATACGAGACACTTTTGTTATTGAAGAATTTTTCAAAGCAAGAGTGAACAACTATAAGACACATGCAGCTGTTTACAAACTGTTCGAGTTTGCGGAAGCAGATGATCCTAGAGAGTATGTGTCAAATAAATTTACTTTGGTAGAACATATTCAACAGCAACCTAAAAAAGTCGAGGCTAAGCCAAGATTGGTATCTGAAAGTAAAGATGTACGTATTCTGGCGTCAAAGCTCGTTGTTGATAAATTTAACGAAAAATATTCTACGTTAAATGAAGCACAAAAGCGTATGTTGCGTGAGTATATTAATAACGTAAGTAATACAGTTAAGTTGAAAGATTATATTGCAGAAGAAACAAAAAATATCTGCTCTGAAATAACGCAACTTAAAGCCACGGTTCCTAGTAAAGTACTAAAAATTAAGCTTACGGAAGTTTCTAATTTGTTGACAAAGTTAACAAAAAAACACATTGTAGAAGATAAGGATGTGTTGACATTGCTTCGTTACTACGAATTAATATCAGAACTTAAAGCAGTCGGGAGCAAGTAATGGCAAGAGTATATGATAATGCATATTGGGCAGATAATGCCGGCTGGAGAACTTCTAGCAATTCTCAATTTGAGAGATTAGGATTTCCTGGCAAATATCATTCCGCTATAGCAGTTGCAACAACTACAACTCAATCCTTTACAGGGTCTGAATATGGAGCAGCTGCTATTTTATTAGGAAATGGAGCAGATAATGCAGCAACTAAAATATTTGTCGCCGGCGGCGGAGTAATTGCTGGACCTGATTTAAGTACAGAAACGATATATGATATAACGCCAAAGCAAGTACAATCGACAGGCGGGACTATATATGTATTTAAGAGACAACAATGAAATTAATCGATCAATTAGACATGTATTTTGAAGCGTTGGATAAAGTGTCCGATGCTGATGCAAAGAAATCGTTCAAAGATCTCGATGATAAGGATATTGATAACGACGGCGATGTGGATGATACCGATTCATACCTTCATAACAAGTTAGGTAATGTTGCAGTAAGGACTGAGGAAGAAGAGCCGATCGATGAATTTATTAATATAGATCAAGCAGTCCGTCAATTTCGTAAAGAATTAGAAAAGAAAAAGCGTAGTGTTAAAACTCCGGATGAGTTGCCGGCTAATTATAATTTTCGTACTGGTAAATTTGAAGAAGAGGTCGAATTAGAGGAGATGAATACTACTGCTAATGTACCAGGCGATATTAAAACGCCTTATGCATTTGGCAATAAAGAGGATGAGAAAGGGAACGCTGAGCAGTTAGGATTTAAAAAGACCGATAAATCAAATAAGCATTTTCGTAAAATGGAAAGTACTTATAAGCGTATGATTAATCAAATGGAAGGCCTTAATGAAGTCTCATATAGAGAGTATAAAAAGGATCCTACATCTACGCCACAACAAAAAGTCAACAGAGGCATTCAGGAAGTCAATAGGATGTTAGCCGAAATGGAAAAGATTGTAGCTAATAACTTACGTCTTAAGCAAGAGATGGGCGTTGATTCATCTCACTTTTGGAAAGCAACCGGCCGACGATTTGCTAAAATTAATGAACGTATGACGCGCATTTCAAATAGATTGAGGGAGTTGTCAAAATGATTCCAAATCGTACATGGCAGCAGTTTATTAAAGCCTATCCGGATATGCCACTCAATGAAGCAAAACGTAAGTATTCAGACGAACGTAAAAGATATGAGCGAGAGCAACAGTTTATTAACTCTGGCTTATTTATGAAAGGATAACAATGTCTAAATCATTATTAGTAGATTATACATTATTTGAGGTAACACCGCAACAAATTAACGAATCGTTAGCTAAGAATGACGGACGTTTAGTTGTTCAAGGCGTATTACAACGTGCCGAAGCTAAAAACCAAAACGGCAGAATTTACCCTAAAGAAGTATTAATGCGCGAAGCACAAAAGTATTCGCAATCATTTATTACGGAACGACGTGCATTGGGCGAGCTAGATCACCCAGATTCTAGCGTTGTTAACTTGAACAATGTATCACATAACGTTTTAGAAATGGCCTGGAAGGGCGATGACCTGGTAGGTACTGTTGAAGTACTTTCTACTCCTTCTGGTAATATATTAAAAGAATTATTTAAGTCGGGCATTAAGCTTGGCATTTCTTCACGGGGGATGGGCTCCGTTAAAGAAGTTATGAAGGAGGGGGAGAACACATTAGAGGTTCAGCCCGATTTTGAATTAATTGCATTTGATTTTGTATCAAATCCGTCTACACATGGAGCTTTCCTGTCGCCTGTGAATGAATCAGTTAATAAAGTTGTAACCAACAAATACAATAATATTGACCGTATCATCACGGACATTATCAGGGAGTTCTAATGCCAAAAGAAATAAATGAAGATACTAGCTTTTCGGTTAGTATTAAAACCTTAGCCGGTATAGGAGTGGCGCTTGCTACTATAATCGGCATGTGGTTTACGCTTCAGGCAGATATTGCAGAAGCAAAAGAATTACCACTACCTCCAGATCCAGAAATAACTAGAATGGAGTTTGATATGAAAGACCAATTGGTCCGTCAGACAATCATGACTACGCAAGAGGATGTTAGTGAAATCAAAGACCAATTGATACGTCTTGAAGAAAAAATTGATAAGTTAGACTAATGGAAGTATTTGTAGAAAACCCCACCATGTATGAGATACTTTTAATTGTTGCCGGAATAGTAGGCGTATATGTTAAATTTAACAATGATCTTTCTAAGATTAAAAATCGTGTTTATACTTTAGAACAAACGAAAGACGAAGTTAAAGACATGTTAAAAGATTTACAAGAAGATTTAGCAGAAATAAAGCTTCTATTAGCAAGAAACCAAATAGGTTCTTAACATGAAATACCTTAGTTCAATACTGTTATTTTTATTTGCTAGTGCTGATATTAATAACAATAACGCTTTATCAGAAGAAACAATGCAATTATGTAATGACGGAATTTGTGTTGTCCAGTTTACCGCTAAATTTAACGCCGTAAATGAAGTATCATGGTTAGATGAATTGACTGATTGTACTACCACAACCGTCGATATTACAACTAATCCTCGTTTGCCTCAAGATTATAAAATAGTAGTTGTTCCTACAATATTAATATTTGACGATGGCGAAGAAGTGGCTAGATTCCAGGCTAACATTATGATGCAAATGGAATCGACAAAAGATGATGTGCAAGAATCTATTGATAATATTATAATGAGTAAGTTTTGATGAAACATTTTTTAACTCCCCTTTTATTTCTTATTGGTCTTACAGGGTTAACCCAAACCAACACTTATATAGACCTCACTCTTCAACTCGATAATTACCCGGCAGAAACTTCTTGGGCAATAATACAAGGTTCTGACACGATAGTAACTAGCCCAAGTTATGAAGGAGTACCTGCCGGCACTTTAATTGAACAAAGAATATTTTTAAATTCTGGAGTTCATACATTTGCTATATCCGATGCTTTTGGAGATGGAATTTGTTGTGGATTTGGTGAAGGATTCTTTTTTGCTGAAAATAATTGTAGTGGAATTCTTTTTGAAGATTATAACTTTTCAACCCCTACAGCAGAATATACTTTTAATTCTCCTCCATGTGATTTACCTACAACAGATATAACATTTAGAGTTAATCTAGCTAATGCTTCTCCCGAAGTTGAAACCCCAGGCGTTTTAGGTAACTGGAATGGGTGGCAAGTTATTCCGATGGAATACGATGAAGCAGATGAGTGGTTTGTAACAATCCCTATTCCTGAAGGAGATTATTTATGGAAATTTGCTGATTTTAATAACCCAAATATACAAGAATTACCTGTTGGTATTGATGGTAACTCTTGTTTTCAATTTGATGTTTTTGGTTTTGTTAATAGAACATTAACTGTAGTCGAAGGAGAGGAACAGCTATTACCTAACTACTGTTGGGAATCGTGTTTACCTTGTGGTGCTATTCCCGGATGTTCAGCCCCATCTGCTGTTAACTGGAATCCTTGGGCTAACTATGATGATGGCTCTTGCATATCACAAAACGTAGAATGTGCTCCTGGCGAGTCGGTACTCGAAATAGTAGTAACACCTGATAATTTTGGTGGCGAAACAAGCTGGTTATTATATGGACCTAATGATCAAGTATATGCTACAGCACCTGTAGGTACCTATGCAGGGTCTCCTCCTGGTGTTCCTATATCAACTGAAGTATGTGTTACTACAGGAGGTGAATATGATTTGGTAATAGAAGATACTTATGGTGATGGATTATGTGGTACATGTTTTGGCGGTAGTGTAAATGGTAATATTGAAGTCTTAGATTGTGATGGTGAATTACTTTGGACTCTTTTGGATGAACACGAAGATGGAAATTTTGGATACGTTATTACCTCAGCTACTTTTACCCCCCCTACATCATGTGGTCTAATTTCAGTAATAGCTGGTTGTACAGATCCTAACTATGTTGAATATAATCCTGAGGCAACTACTTTTTTAGCAGGGTCATGTGTTACACCCGTAGTTATAGGCTGTACGGATCCTACTCAGTTTAACTACAACCCCGAAGCTAATACTGAAGATATCATAGAATCATGTGAATTTACTTTAACTATCACAGATGGGGTGGGAGATGGTTGGTTAGGTAGTTCTTTAGGTATTTACCAATTATGGTATAACTCTCCATTATATCAAATGGGTCCTGAAGATGGTAATGAATTATCATTTAATCTTGAATTAGACGTAACTAAAACGACATATGTTTATTTCTTTGTTACCCCTCAATCTATTACTACAGCTCAACAATGTGGATTTACCTTAACTAATTCTGAAGGAGAGGTTATGATTGAAGTACCTTTCTTTAACATTATTCCTTTTATTAATGGGAGTGGATGGTATAAGTATGAAGTAGATCTTTACTGTGGTAATACTTGCGAACCATATGTTTATGGATGCCTTGACGAAACTGCATTTAATTATAATGGAGAATCTAATACTGATGATGGAAGCTGTTATTACACCCCGGGTTGTACCCAAGCCGGATACTTAGAATACTATACACAAGGTTTTGAAGCTGACTTTGATAACGGCGATTGCCAGACATTAGCAATATTTGGTTGTACTGAAACTAATTCAACTAACTATGATCCATTAGCAAATGTAGATAATGGAGCATGTATTCCTATAGTAGTTGGATGTACTGATGCAAGTGCATTAAATTATAATGCTAACGCAAATGTAGAAGACGGATCATGTATAGATGCTATATACGGATGTACAGATCCTACTGCGTTTAATTATAATGAATTAGCTAACGTAGATAATGATTCATGTGAGCCTATTGTAGAAGGTTGTATGGATCCATTAGCACTTAACTTCGATCCATTAGCCAACGTTAATAACTTTGAATGTGATTTGCCAATATATGGATGTACTGATACTACCGCATTCAACTACAATGAGCTAGCAACTGTCGATAATGGCACCTGTATACCTATCATAGAGGGCTGTACGGACCCTAGCGCATACAATTATGACCCCGAGGCTAATACAGAAGACTTTAGCTGCGAAGAATTTATATACGGCTGTACCGATCCTGAAGCTGCTAACTATGATGAAGACGCCAATACAGATAATGGCACTTGCGAAACTGTATATGCCAATTGTATTGACCCGGTAGTTGAAACGTATAATTTATTGGATTTAGGCAGCGAATGCTTTGCATGGGTTATCGATGTTAGCCCGTCATGCTGTAATAATGAATGGGCATCCGGATGCCAGGAATTATACAACTACTGTGATGAAAATACCGTAACAAATGTACAAGAGTATGGCGAGACACAAATTATTGTGTTTCCAAATCCGACTAGAGATAATATTACTATTGCAAGTAACTTAAATGTTAGTGCTACATTATACGACGCAACGGGCCAATCCGTGTTGCAAGAAACTAATGTAACACAAATTGATATGAGTAAATTTGAAGCAGGCATTTATAACTTGATACTTACTCATAACGATCTTCAATTCACTAAAAAAATTATCAAACAATGAAAAAATTCTTAGCTATATTGTTAGTAGTAACTTGTTCTTTAACAGCACAAGCACAGTTTATACAACAACAACTTAAATTTGCTACTTTTTATACTGCGGTTACTGGTAACAACTCGTTGGCAGATGTTAGTGTATACTCTATTAATCCGTCTACCGGCATCTTAGATAAAGAAACTATATCAACGCCATTTGATTATACATTTGCTTTTGGTGTTAGAAAAATAGCTCGTTTAGATTACGAAAACAGAAAAAATGTATTTTATAACGGTACAGAAGTATCAGTATCGGATGCTGCTACTATCGGCAACGTGGAAGGCTTAGAGTATCTATTTGAAGTTGATTATAAAAGACAACAAGGTAATTATTTTGTTGACCAACAACATTTTTTAAGATATGTACACGATCATTGGATTGTAAAAACAGAATATGTACAGGACGGGTTTGCAGATCTTAAGTATTTCGAAGCGTCTCAGCGTTACAGATATAATGTTGGTAAAAAATTCTCACTTAATACAGGATTAGTACAACGTTTTTCTGAACCATACGGGTTTGATCCTTTAGTAGGATTAGCAGGAGCCGATTTTTCTAATGTAGCTTTAGATCAAGGTTATACTACTAATTTTGAAGGAGAATGGTTTGACCCTAATGGTGATGTAGTAGCTGATAATAATATTGTTTGGAATGCTGTAGCACTTCCTAATGTATTAAGTGATTATGTTGAACAAGAAAGATCGTTACTACCTAATCAATGGAACCATTCATTAGTATTAGGATACGATTACTATCATTACACTAAATCATTTTGGTTTCATACTTGGGGCAGCGTGTTGCCACTTCATGTGAGTGCAAAAAATGAATATTCATATACTAACTTTATCGATGGTAATACATGGTTAGATTATACAGGAGGTCTTATTTTAGGATGGCAAGTAAACAAAAGATTAGGCATCTTCTCCGAAGGAAAATATCATAAATACTGGAATAGAAATTGGCACGATTTTTCAGTTGGTTTTAACTATAGAATAATTTAATAGGAAAAAATATGAGCTGGAAAGAAATTTTTAAAGACGAAAATGACTACAATGAAAAAACGATTGTAGGATTTTTATCATTTGCGGTAATGGTAGTAGTAATGCTAGCAGATACGATAACAGGATGGATGGGAAAAGATCTTGTTATTAACGAATTAATTTATAACTCATTTGTAATTGTAACACTAGGTAGTTTTGGAATAGCAGGGTTAGAAAAATTTGCTAAAAAGTAACTAATATGAAGCTAGATGATAATACAAATTTTGGCATTAATGTCAAGTGGCTGCTACAAATTGTAGTAGGCGTAGGTGCGGCTGTAACTCTTTATTTTACTATAATGTCTGCACTCAATCAGCTTGAGATAGAGACTATGCGGCATAATCAAGAGATCGAACTTAACTCAGAGTTTAGAATCAAATGGCCTCGAGGCGAAATGGGTTCACTTCCCGATGACGCCGAACAAAATTTAAGACTTAATCATTTAGAAAGAGACATAGAACATCTTGAAATATTAGTCGATGAATTAAGACAAAAAAATTGTGAATAATGTACGAATATAATGCAATAGTAGATCGTGTTGTCGATGGCGATACGATAGACTGTACAATAGACTTAGGATTTTATACGTGGAAAAAGATACGTGTACGTTTAGAAGGAATTAATACGCCGGAAACACGTACTAGAGATCTCGAGGAAAAGAAACGTGGATTGGCTGCAAAAGAACGGCTAACTGAAATATTAAAGTATAACGATAATAAATGTGCGTTAAAGGTTAGCGGTTTGGGGAAGTTTGGCAGGGCATTGGCTACTATACATGTAGAGTCATTGTCTCCAGTAGCAACAGATACACCCATCACACTTATCAATGTTAATACGCAGTTAATTGAAGAAGGGCATGCTGTAGCATACTACGGCGGAAAACGTTGATAATTTCATATTTATAAAAAAGGAAAAACAATGCCATTAGAAGATATGAAATCGCAACTTGGCCCGACCAATGAAAACGGTAAGCCAACCACCGGCACTACTGTCGATACATTTGCATATGAAGATGGTAAAGGATTGCAAACAGCTGCTAGCAAGTATGGTCCGATATCTAAGCCAGGCAAGACGTCAGAAAAGTACAACCCATGAAGCTCAAATCTATATTAAAAGAACAGGATGATAGCTTTTCATTTAATTATGATATGCATATCGAAGCAATTGAGGGTGTTATAGAAGCATTACAAGTTGCACAACGCGATCTCGTCGGTCAATTAGAAACCATTGCCGAAGATGAAATGGTATATGGTATAGTAGCTAAAAAAGCAGAACAATCTGTAAATGTAATTAAAAGATATAGTGGTAGTGTTGAAACTAATTTAGAAGGCATGCTACGATTACTTGAACAAGCAAAAAAACGGAGAGCATTCGATGCTTAAGTATGAAAAACAATTAATGAAGCACATCCTCAATGAAAAATATTTAGGCGAAGAGGATGAACAGAAAATGACGAGCGAAGAAAAGCGCACGTTTTTGAAGACAGTCGCTAACTTCCATAAAATTGGCGAAATGATATATCGTCAGGATTCGCTTCGTGAAGTTACAAAAACTTTAGGTTCTATTATGGAGCAAGCTGAAAAGTTAACATTATCGGAATCAGAACATTGGTTTGATAACGTTACGGTTTCTAGACATATGAAGCAGATGAATGAAGCATATAAAGTATTTGAAAAGACTGCTAAAGAAATGTCAGGCTTACAGCAGCGTTTAGAATCTGCATATGATGATATGGGAACTGTATTAAATAGATACTATAAAATTGGCGAAGCATTAAGAGAAGATGAATATACTGCGGGTGTAAGTGATGGGGCTGCTGGCATTGCATTAGATGAGGACGAATATACTGCGGGTATTAGCGACGGAGGTGCTGGAATTGCATTGGATGAAGATCAATATACCGCTGGCGTGTCTGATTACGGCCCTGCGTTTGATGATCATATGACTAGTACTAAATCAAAAAGATTACGATAATTTGATCTTTTAAGATATTGTTCTTATATTAGAGCAAAATTGAATATATGAATCAGAAACAGTTACTTAAACATCAAATGATCTTGCCTGGCGCAGAATGTGGAGCTAAGGTCACCCGAGATAAGCTTAATAGATCTAATATCAATTACGCTATTAAATCTTGGAAGCGCCAATTGAAAGATTCCGGCAAATTGCAGACATTGAAAGATCGTATGCAATTCGAAAAGCCGGCAGTTACAAGACGTTTAGCTAAAAAGCGTCGTAAGTATATTGCTCAACAAGAAAATTTGAGACAGTTGTAAATTGCAACTATTAACGAAAAGGCGACTTAGGTCGTCTTTTCTACTATCGATATGAACGGTTTTCGTTGCTAGGTCAATATATATTATTGTTAAACGATACCGTATGCAAATATACGGTCACTCAAGTATCAATCAATACTTATTGAGATTCAGAATAATCTCATTTCCAATTTAAATAGGAGGAAAAAATGAATGATCTCTTAAAAGAGGCTATCGCGGACGCAAAAGCTGTTAGAGAAACCGCGTTAGCAAATGCAAAAATTGCATTAGAAGAAGCATTCACTCCCAGACTTCAAAGCATGTTATCTGCAAAACTTTCTGAAGAAGAGGAAATGGAAATGGAAGAGGAAGAGGACGTAGCCGCTGCTGCTCCTGCTCCAGCACCAGAACCTGCTCCTGAAGAAGAGCCTGTCGCCGAAGAGGAAGACATGGAAATGGAAGAAGCAGAAGATATGGAAATTGAAGAAGGTGAGTATGCGGAAGAGCCTGTAGAAGAGGAAGAGGATTTAGAACTCGAAGCCATCATCAAAGAATTAGAAGATGAGTTGGAAGAGAATTTAGATGACTCCGGAATCGGATCTGGCGACAATAGTCTTGATCAAGGCGCTTCTAAGACCGAAGACCCCGGAGAGGGTGACTTGACCGAAGAAGAAGAACTCGAAGAGGAAGACGGCGAAGACGTTTCGTTGGATGAAATCATTAGAGCACTTCGTGAAGAAGAAGGTGAAGACACTGTTGAAGAGGGCGAAGAGGAAGAAGTTACTGAAAGCGAAGAAAAGGAAGCTGAACTCGAAGAGGCTTACAACGTAATTCGTTTCTTAAAGTCTAAGATCAACGAAGTTAATCTTCTTAATGCAAAATTGTTGTTCTCTAACAAGTTGTTTAGAAACTATTCATTGAACGAATCTCAGAAAATGAAAGTGATTGAAAACTTTGACCGTGCAGGTAACTTGCGCGAAGTTAAGTTGATTTACTCTACATTAGCTGAAGGTTTCTCATTGAATAAGTCAAAAAGACAAATCAAAGAAAGCTATGCTTCTAAGCCAGCTGGCAGATCAACTGCACCTCGCAAGCAAGTCTTGAATGAAGGTAATGATTTGGCCGCTCGTTGGAAGAAATTAGCTAATCTCTAATCATTAAAGGAAATTAAAAATGAATGTAAATTCCTTATTACCTCATGAAACGCAAGCTAACCAAAATGCCCAAGCTGCTGCTTTAGAATCAAAGTGGCAACGTACCGGCCTTTTGGAAGGATTGTCTTCTGAGGTTGAAAGAAAAGGCATGGCCGTTCTTTTAGAGAACCAAGCCAAGCAGTTGGTATCAGAAGCTAACGTTACTGGTACTGGCGCAAATGACGAACAGTGGGCTGGTGTTGCCCTTCCATTGGTTCGTAGAATCTTTGCAGAAATTGCTGCAAAAGACTTTGTTAGTGTTCAGCCAATGAACTTGCCTTCCGGCCTCGTATTCTTCTTAGACTTTAAGTACGGTACGAAGCAAGGTACAGACGGCAATGCAGGTGGTAATGACTTCTTGACTGGCCAAGGTAGAACTTCACAAGCCGATTCAGTCTTTGGTATTACTAATGCCGGTGCAAATGGTACTAGTGTTCCTGCTGGAACTGCTGCTACCGAAGGTTTGTACGGACCCGGTCGTTTCGGATACACTATTAATGATGTAGCATTAACTGGTTTAGCAAATGCTCAACTCGCTACTGGTTCATTTGATCCATTTAATGGTGCAGCTGGAACCTTTAGTGCTCAAGGTACTACATTAACTGATTTACAGTTACAAAAGTACACTAACTTTAATTCAGAGTTTTCTGCTTCCGCAGCTGCAAATAGCAGAACATACCAAGTTGTACGAGTTGCCGAAAGCTTGTTAACGCGTCCCGATACTAACGGATATAGAGCGTTTAACTTGTCCGGCTCTGGTATTTCTACAATCGTTCCTGAGTTTACGCGTTATGACGGTACTTACTTCTACTTCTTAGCTCAAACAGCTGGAAACATTGGTAGCGGTAGTGTCATTTACCATCAGCAGCCAACCGACCAGACTCGAGGCGACTTTGAAGCTACTACAAACGGTGACTTAACCGATACCTCAATTCTCGATATTCCAGAAATCAATTTGGAATTAAGAAGCGAGGCAATTGTTGCCAAGACTCGTAAGTTGAAGGCTGTTTGGACTCCTGAGTTTGCTCAAGACCTTAATGCATACCACAGCATTGACGCTGAAGCAGAATTGACTAGCATGTTGTCTGAGTACGTTTCGCAAGAAATTGACTTGGAAATTTTGGACATGTTAACCAACAATGCACAGACTGTCGAGCGTTGGAATGCTAAGATTGGTTATGAGTTTGACGGCGGTACGAACACCTTCGTTCAGTCTAATGCAACCGCTCAAGCATACAACCAAGGTACTTGGTTCCAAACTTTGGGAACTAAGGTCCAGAAGGTTAGCAACAAGATTCACCAGTTAACCCTCCGTGGCGGTGCAAACTTCTTAGTTTGTTCTCCAACTGTTGCAACTATCCTCGAATCTATTCCTGGATATGCTGCTGATACAGACGGCGATAAGCAACAGTTTGCAATGGGTGTTCAGAAAGTTGGCGCTATTAACAATAGATTCCAAGTTTACAAGAACCCATATATGACTGAGAATACAATCTTGATGGGATACAGAGGAACACAGTTCCTTGAAACAGGTGCTGTTTATGCTCCATACATCCCACTTATTATGACCCCATTGGTATACGATCCATCAAACTTCACCCCAAGAAAGGGTGTAATGACTCGTTATGCCAAGAAGATGGTCAGACCAGAGTTCTATGGAAAGATCCATATTGCTGGTCTCGACACTATCTAAGTCGTAATAGCATACTAATGGAAAGGGAGGCTTCGGTCTCCCTTTTCTACATATTTATATAAAATAGGAGTTACATGGCAAAACAGAATATTGAGAAAACCCCACCTAAAGGTCCAATCCGGTTTTCAATTACTTTGTCAGATGAACAAAAAGCAGCAAAGGCACAGATCCTTAAGCATCCCTTTAATTTTCTTGTAGGTAAAGCTGGTAGTGGTAAAACCTTGTTAGCAGTACAGGTTGCATTAGATATGTACTTTAAGCGTGAATGTAATAAGATTATTATTACAAGGCCAACGGTATCAACAGAAGATAATGGATTTTTACCTGGCTCCGAAAGAGAAAAAATGGAACCATGGTTAGTACCTATTCGTTCTAATATGCGTAAAGTATACAACAAGCCAGATATATTAGAACGGTTAGAAAAGGAAGAAGCAATTGAATTAGTATCATTAGCACACTTCCGTGGCCGTACATTTGATAACTGTGTTGTAATAGTCGACGAATTTCAGAATTTAACTAAATCACAATTAGCCATGGCAATTGGTAGATTGGGGAAAGATTCTAAAATGTTGTTTACGGGCGATACACAACAAATTGATTTGCGCGATAAAAATTATTCGGCAGTACATGAAGTTGCAAAGATTAAAGATTCGCAATTTGTACATAAAACTATCTTGACAGATAATCATAGACACGAATCAATTGATGAGTTATTAGAATTGTTAAATGGCTATAACTAAGATATTTATTAGAAATGGGATATCAAAAATGGAGTGAATCAAACTTTACTTGGGGAAGCAAGTTTGCAATCCAATTAAAATGGAATGAGGTAGTACAAACAGCACGAATAGTTGTCGATGCGATAGAAGCCGATCCTGGAAAAGATGTAATTACAGTAATAGATTCATTACCAGAAACGGATAGAAAAAAGGTTATAGACCTTGTAGTAACATTCAAAAATGATATCAAAGTGTATGAAGGAAGGAAAAGTATAAAGGATGACTTGGAGATAACAGTAGAAGATGTACAAATGGTGATAAAAGAAGTATTAGACATAGATATAATCGCGGAGAATATACATGTATAAATTATATACGGACAAATCTGAAGTATTTGAATGTGATGTAAAAATCAAAGGCGCTAGTCTTGCAAAGTCAAAAGCTAGACTAGTTGTTGAAACTGCTGATTATAGCTTAATGTTTAATGGTAAAATCGATTCTACTGGCAAGTGTTCTATTCCTATTCGTAAATTGCGCGGCCTAGTCGATGAAAATACAAAAGGCTCAATCAAATTGGAAGTGATTGCTGAAGATACGTATTTCACGCCATGGACATCTGACTTTGAAATACAAGCATCTAAACAAGTTACGGTTGAGGTTAAGTCTCAAAACAAGAAAAAGATTTCAGAATCTGTTAAAGTAAGCAATGTTAAGCGTCAATCTAACGATTTTAAACACGTAGTTAACATACTCAAATTATTGGTACGGGAAGATATTAGTATTAATAACTTGTCAGTTAAGCGTGATAAAGTAAATCGTATTATTGGCATATACACTAAACATCATCCTTTAACAGAATCACAGCAACAAAAAGTTATAAACGGCGTCCTTCGAGGATTAGCAAAAAAATGAGGTTATAAATGCCATTCGGCAACTTATCAGGTCAATACATTTCGCAATCGTTCCAAGTATTGGTACAAGCTGATACTACGCAATCGCCTGTTGCATTTGCAGACGGATTAGGCAATTCGTTAGGAATTGTAACAAATGTACAAACCGGATCATTTTTAACAGAGTTACCATCCGGAATAATTTCGAGCTCGGCCGAATTTGTATTAAATTCTATAACATCTAGTATGTCGGTTGCAACTGCATCATTTGTTTCGGTAATAGAAGGCGGTTCGTTCTAATTAGATATTTATATATGATATGGCTACAACGATTAAAATAAAACATAGTACGACTGCCGGCAATGCTCCTAGTTCACTGCAAACCGGCGAGTTGGCAATCAACGTCGCAGATGGGAATTTATTCTATGGCAATGGATCTGGCGTAAGCCAAAACTTTACTGTAGGTACATTAACGGCAGAACAGTATATAGTTTCATCATCTGTCACTAATATAACATTCCAACAGCAAAGCGGTTCGACAATATTTGGCGATAGTGCAGACGACACGCATCAATTTACGGGTAGTGTGTATGTTAATGGCGATATTACTGCTACAAATCTAAGCGGTACTAACACGGGCGATCAAGATTTGTCTTCTTATATACAGAACTCTCAAACTAGTTCTATGAGTGTTGCTACCGCTTCTTATGTAGCAGCTGATAATATAGCTCAACCATTTTCAACCTTTGAAGTTAATGGTCCCTCAAATTCTCACGTTGAAGTAGGAACCTATATAGTCGGATATGACTCAGCATTTGGTACTTTATTCCAAGAACTTCAAATCACAGGTTCTGGACTTATTATTTCAGGAGCTATGGCCGCTGGTCACCATAATATGTTAAAAATAGGTGAGGTAGAATTAATAGATCTGAATACTAATTATTTAGGTCAAGGTAATCCTGGAGAATTTCTTATACACAATGTAAAAAGTTTTAAGATAACTAGTGGTAGTGATAGTGGCGATATAGCTCAAGCGAATGTAGCATTTCAACATGATGGCGATTCTTTCTATATCTGTAAAGGAGGAGAACTTGTTGCTGATGCAACTATTAAATCTGTAGGCTCTACAACTACAATTCAAGATAATGATATTGAAATAAATGCTGCTAATGGACCTGCATTTAAAGCACTTAATTCGACTACTTCAACACATATAGCAGGTTTTGTAGCAGATCCAAACGGTGCTCCACAAATAATGCAATCTATAAGTGTATCTAATATGCCTACTCTTATTGGAGCTGTGGCTAATTCTCAAACAAGTTCTATGAGTGTTGCTACTGCTTCTTATGTAGCAGGTGATATTAAACCTACAAAAATTGAACTAGAAAAATCATCGACTACTGATGGCGATGCTAATGGAGATGTAGTTTACTTTGGAGGAACTACTAGTATGATAACTGGTAGAATATATCATTACAA